CAGGGAGCCACCGACGTGCAGGCCCTCGGGTAGCTCGGTGATTTGCGTGCCCCGGAGGTTCAGGGAGCCACCGACGTGCAGACCCTCGGGTAGCTCGGTGATTTGCGTGCCTTCGAGGTTCAGGTAGCCACCTAGCCCATACCCAGAACCTAGTTTTACCAAGGCCCGGCGTAGTGCCCGCCATGCGGCGGCTTCATGGCTTTCGGACCACCAAGTCGGGGTTATCGACTGGTCTATGACCAGGTCCCAGCATTCCGGGTTTGCGTTCTCCGGGGATAGCGCCGCGCCCCGTTTCGGCAGTATCTCTACCCGTGCGAAAAACATGCGGTCAGGGTCAGCGGTCCGGTCGTTTTCTGCGGTTCCGCTCTTGAGCAGTAGCGCGCTGTGCGATTGTTCGTTTAGATCGTAAATAACGCTAAAGTCACGTTTGATAATACAGCTGAAAAAGTCACACATTTATCGGCCTTTCTGGTTCGGGTCGGTAAGCTGGTTTTAGTTGAGCAGGTGCGGCGCCCCGGCGGCAGTGTCAAATTTGGCTTTCATCGGTTTAACCCTCCCGGCTCAGTACCAGCACGTCGCCAGTGAATTCGTAGGTCGCCCCGTTGTGATCGCAGTACCAGACGTAGTCACGCTGATATACGTGGTAGCCTAGGTCGAGCTGCTGCGCGGCTTGGTTCATACGCTTTTTAGTCGTGGCGGTACACCACCCGCCGGTGTCCAGGCGTATTTGGTCAGCGGTGACGGTGACTACATCGGTGGCGTGGTATGTGACCACGAGGTTGGTTGATCCCTGGGCGTTGGTTTTGACGGTGACGGTGGTTTTGTGTGATCCGATCATCTGTCACCTCCTAAACGGCGTACAGGTTGGAGAGTAGCGAGGCGAAGTGCAAGCCCGTTACAGTCATCGTTCCGGCGGCGGTCAGTAGCGAGATCAGTCTTAGCATGGTTGTCTTCCTCCTGGGTTGCGGCCGTTGGCGTGGCCGGTTGCGTCGTGCTGATGGGGTGAGATTAACGCGCTGTAAATACAATGTCAAGAAAAATAATTCACCTCCTGGTGAATTTTCTTTTCATCACTTTCCGCGCCCGGTGCGGCTTTGCGCCTGGTTTACCCGTACCGAAACTTCGCCGCACGGAGAAGTTCCCGTCAACACTGCGTTTTTCGCTTTGACGCAGACCTGTAAAACCAGCTAAACTGTTAACCGTCACTCTTAAACGTAACTTAACAATAGGCGTATCAAATTGGATAACGTCACGAAATTATTGACTAATCTGGTCCCGCGCAAGACGCGGCCTCAGTATAAAACGGCCCAGGAGATTCGGGACGCGGCCCAGCTGTACTTTGACGCCTGCAAGGCGGATAAAGCCCCCTACACCATGACGGGGCTTGCAATGGCTTTAGGTTTCAGCCGGGCGACCTTCTGCCGCTATGGACAAACCGCACCCTTTGGCGAAGTGATCGCAGACCTCCGCCAAGTCGTGGAGAATCAGCTGGAAAACCGGGTACTTACGTCAACGAATCCCGGTGGCGCTAAGTTCGTGCTCAACGTCAACTGCGGGTGGCAAGAATCTCACAAAGTCGATCAGGCTATTGAGGGCGGCATCACTCTCGGGTGGGCCTCTGGCGACTCGGGGGCCAAGCGGGTATCGGGAGATGATGGTACGGGGGCCATCGAGGGCGGAATTGATCTGCTCCCGGAGTTCATCGACGTATGACCCGACACGTCATCATCCCCTACGCGCCCAGGTGGTATCAGGAGCCGATCCACGCGGCCCTAGATAGCCACCGGTATGCGGTGCTAGTGATGCACCGTAGGCTGGGCAAAACGGTGATGATGATAAACGAGCTAATCCGCAAAGCCGCCCTGTGTACTAACGAGCGCCCGCGGTACGGCTACATTGCCCCGTTGTACACACAGGCTAAGCAGATCGCCTGGGACTACCTCAAGCACTACACGGCCCCCATTCCGGGCGTTAAGCGTAACGAATCCGAGTTGTTCGTAATGATCCCCAACGGGGCACAGATCAAGCTCTTCGGCGCTGATAACCCGGACAGTCTACGCGGCCTGTACTTCGACGGCGTCGTGTTCGACGAAGTGGCCGACATGAAGCCCGAGGTATGGGCCGAGGTTGTCCGCCCGGCGCTCGCTGACCGTAAGGGGTGGGCGTACTTCATTGGCACGCCCAAGGGCCTCAACCAGTTCCACAGCCTCTATCAGCAGGGGCTCACGGACCCAGCGTGGTACACGAGCCTACTTACCGTAGATGACACCGACGCGCTCGACCCGGGCGAACTGGCCCAGGCTAAGCGCACAATGTCCGACAACCAGTACCGCCAGGAGTTCTACTGCGACTTTGGCGCATCGTCAGACGATATCTACATACCCCTTTCCGTGATCCAGCCCGCGATGGGTGCCCAACTACGAGAAGACACGTACCAACACGCGCCAGTGGTCATGGGGTTTGATGTAGCTAGATTCGGTGACGACGCCTCTATTGCGGTTAAACGCCAAGGCAACGCAAGCTGGATAGTCGGGGAGTACCGCAACCGGGACACGTCCACGCTGGCGGGCCTATTTGCTCAGTTACTCGCGGAGCACAAGCCCGACGCCGCCTTCATCGACACCGGGTACAACCCCGGCGTCTATGACCTACTGAGGCAATGGGGCGAGACGATAACGCCTGTTGACTTCGGGAGCGGGGCGACACGTAAGCCCGACCTCTACGCCAATAAGCGGGCGGAGATGTGGGGCTACATGCGCCAGTGGCTCGAAGAGGGGGGCGCACTCCCCGAGGACCAGGAGTTAGCCGCGCACCTGTCCGCCCCGATGTACGAGTACACACCCGCAAACAAGCTACAGCTGGAGTCGAAGAAGAACATCAAGAAACGCGGACTCCCGAGCCCTGATAAGGGGGACGCCCTGGCGCTCACCTTCGCCCAACCTGTGCAGACACCCCGCACAATGGCCCCGCACACCGTCGAGCAAATGCGCTACCGGATGGCGGAGCAGGCCAGGGCCAACGACTATAGCGTGCTGGACTATGAGTAAATACCAGTTCACCCACGCCACCGACTCGGCAGACCTTGAGCAGCTGTACAAGCTGGCCGTGGACTACCAGGTGGCAGAACGGGCGTTCTATGACGGCGGAGTCCAGGGCGTGGACGACTTCCTGGACCTCATGGACTTCGCGCACTGTTTCCAAGTGTGGCTCGACGGGGAGCTAGTCGGATTCACATGGCTCAACGGGTGGCGGGGTAAGACGGCCGAGGCGCATGTCTGTCTCTTCCCTACGGCGGGTGAGCACTCGGTAGCTCTCGGCCGGGAGTATCTACGCCAAGTACTACATGGCAAGCTGGCCGATGGTAGCTACTACCGCGACAGTGTATACGGTCTGACCCCGGCGACCCACCGGCACGCGGCCATATACGCCCGTAAGATCGGCTTCAAGAAGCTCGGCATTGTCACGTCAGGCGCGACAGTCGCCGGGGAACCAACCGACCTAATAGTCTCGGTGGCAGACCGGGACACGATAAAGGAGTAGATCATGGGCGGTGGAAAATCCATACCTGATCCGGCACCCCCGACGCCTCCCCCGCAGATGGAGCAGGCCCCTGACCGCACGAGGCGTGACGAGCAGGGCCGATCCAGACGCAGGCCCGGCATACGCAGCACCGTAGCCACGTCACCGCTGGGCGTCTTGGGGACGCCTACCGTGGTCAACCTCACCAGGACCGGCGGGCAGTAAGGAGCGGCGCATGGCCGACCTAAAGAGTAGACGCGCCAAGATGGTCAAGGACGCCCGGAAGCGGCACCACACGCTGCTACGCGAGGCGTCCCAATGGCGTGAGACGTGGAAAAAGCTCGCGGAGTTCTTTAGCCCGCGTAAGTACCGCAGTCTCTACGACGGCGACGAGCCCAATGGGAGCGACCTCACGGTTGACCGTCTCGTAACGAGCGTAAGCGTTCGAGCCGTGCGGGTCCTGGCCGCTGGGATGCAGGGGGGCATGACCTCGCCCGCCCGCCCGTGGTTCAGGTTGGGCATACCGGACCAGGTGATCGAGGGGTCAAAGGCGGTAAAAACCTGGCTGGATGAGTCCCAACGCCGGATACTTACCGTACTCTCGCGTACCAACTTCTACGACGCCATACACCAGATATACGCGGAGCTAGCCAACTTCGGCACCGGCAGCATCTACGTGCTAGAAGACCCGGACAACGTCGTGAGGTTCAAGACCCTCACGGCGGGCGAGTACACCTTCTACGCGAACCACACCGGCCGCGTGGTGGGGTGCTACCGCATTATGTCCATGACGGCGGAGCAGATCGTTGACCGGTTCGGGGAGGATAGGGTTAGTCACACCGTCCGATCCGCCTGGAAGGAGCCGGGGGCCAAGGACCACTGGTTCAAGGTCGTACATATGACCGGGCCAAACCCTGACATCGAGCCCGACAGGCTCGACGAGCGGGGCAAGCCTTTTATCTCGCTGTACTACGAGTACGAGGCTTCCGAGCCCGCGCTTGGCGAATACCTGGAAATCGGCGGGTATGACGAGCAACCATTCGCTGGCCCCCGTTGGGACGTTACCGGCGCGGACGTGTACGGCAAGGGACCGGCGGAGGAGACGCTAAACGACGTTCGCCAGCTGCAAAGCATGACGAAGTCAATGCTAAAGGCGCTCCATAAGCAGACGGACCCGCCGATGATCGCCCCGCCCGGCATGGCGACTCTTTCGTTCAATCCCAGCGCGATCAATATCATCGATAACGCGCAGGGGCAAGGCGTCCGCCCGGCATACCAAGTGCGGCCCGAGGTTGAGGGCACGATGTTAGCCGTCCAGGAGGCCAAGAACGATATACGCGAAGGGCTCTATAACGACCTCTTCAAGATGCTCGCGCTGGCCCAGACTGACAGCAAAACGGCCACGGAAGTTCGCGCTCTCGTTGAAGAAAAGCTCATCATGCTCGGGCCGGTCGTGGAGCGCCTGCATAACGAGCTACTCGACGTAGTGATCGACCGAGTCTTCGGTATTTGCATGAGGGCCGGGGTATTGCCCCCGCCGCCCCCGGAGATTCAGGGCCGCGAGCTCAAGGTTGAATACATCTCGATACTGGCCCAGGCCCAGAAGATGATTGGCACCACGGCCGTAGAGCAGTTCATGGGCATGGTCGGCCAGTACGGCCAGATATTCCCCGAAATGAGGGACGTACCGGACGCCGACAGTGTGGCCGAACACTACGCCGACCTACTCGGCATACCGACCAAGCTGCTCAAGTCGAAAGAGGACCGCGAGAAAGAGCGCATGATGCGAGCCCAGCAGCAGGCACAGGCCGCACAGGCCGAGGCGATGGCCCAGGCTTCCGGCACGATGAGGAACATGGCCGGTGTCGATCCTGAACAGGCTAACGCCGCTGCGGCCGCGTTGACCGGGGGGCTCGTACAGTAATGCAACGCGAAGCTGATTTCTGGGGCGAGTTCGAGAAGTCTGAGCGCCATTCAAAGCTGGTGCAGAAGATCACCGCCGAGATGGACGAACAGGCCCAACACGATCTGGGGTCCCTACTCAAGACCGACGAGGGGTTCCGGTTCATATCATGGCTTATCAACCGGAGCGGCTTTTTCGGCTCGGATATGACGGGCAATAGCAGCACCTACTACCTGTCGGGCCAGAGAGACTTCGGGGGGCGCATCTACCACATGGTAGCGGCCATTGACCCCATGATCCACGGGAAGTTCTCGGTTGAATACCAGCGGATTCTAAAGAAACTGCGGGGCGAGTAGTTCGCCCCCTCACATACCCGGCGAGGCGGTAAGGCTAACACCGAAACCACGAGGCCGAGAGGAACGAAAGCATGAATAGCAAATTAATAGAACGTTTGGAGAAGTCAGTCTTCTACGACACCGAGGGCGGAGCCGGTGGGGGCGGAGCTCCCGAAGGCGGCACGGTTGTCACCGGCGATGGTGACGGCGGGGCCCCGGCCAGTGAGGGCGGCACCGTAGTCACCGGTGAACCCGGTGGCGAGGGTGAAGGGGGTGACCCCGGGGGAGAGCCGGGGGGCGAGCCCGCCGGTGAAGGTGGAGCCCCGGCCGGTGAGCCCAACGAAACGAAAGCGCCCGAAGGGGCTCCCGAAAAGTACGAGGACTTCACCGTACCAGAGGGAGTCGAGGTGGACGGTGAGCAGATCGAGAAATTCAAGGAGCTTGCCCGCGAACTCAACCTCACGCAAGAAAGCGCCCAAAAATTCGTAGACCTCCAGACGAAGATGGCCGCACGTCATATAGAGGCATTCCAGGCCGAACAGGCTAAATGGGTTTCGTCGCTCCAGACCGAATGGGGTGGCGAGTTTAAGGCCAACGTGCAGAAAGCTCAGCGAGCCATGAGCCAGTTTGGTTCGCCCGAACTACGACAACTACTTGATTCAACCGGTTTTGGAAACCACCCCGCCGTCGCTAAGATGATGGTGGCGGTCGGAAACAAGCTGGGCGACCCGGATTTCGTTGAGGGCAAGAGTGCGACCCAGGTGCCGAAGACGGCAGCGGAAATACTCTACCCCAACCAGGGCCGGTAGCCCTCAGACTCAATACAGGAGATAGCAAATGGCTACCATTGGTGACAGCAACCCCACTATCGTCGATGTCGCAAAGCGCAAGGACCCGGACGGCAAAATCGACATGATCGTCGAGATGTTGAACGAGACGAACGAAGTCCTCGACGACATGACCTTCCTGGAGGGTAACCTCCCCACCGGCCACCGCGTGACCGTCCGCACCGGCCTGCCCACCGCCACCTGGCGTGCGTACAACGCTGGCGTACCGAACTCCAAGAGCCGCACGGCTCAGCTGGATTTCGCCACCGGTATGCTGGAGAGCTACGCCGAGATCGACAAAGCGTTGGCCGACCTGAATGGGAATAGCGCCGCGTTCCGCATGAGCGAAGACCGCGCCTTCCTGGAGGCCATGAACCAGGAGATGACCCAGACCTTGTTCTATGGGTCGAAGTCTTCGCCCACCGAGTTCGTCGGCCTGTCGTCCATCTACAACTCCATCTCGACCGACGAAACAGAAGCCGGGTACAACATCCTCGACGGCGGGGGCACCGGCTCGGACAACACCTCCGTGTGGCTCATCGTCTGGGGCCCGAACACGTTGTTCGGCATCTACCCCCAGGGCTCCACGGCGGGCTGGCAGCACAACGATCTGGGCGAGGAAACCCTGTTCGACGGCAGCAACAACAAGTACCAGGGCTACCGCACCCACTATAAGTGGGACTCCGGCCTCTGCGTGAAGGATCACCGTTTTGCCGTCCGTATCGCCAACCTGGACTACTCCAACCTCGCCGCCGGTACCGGCGCCGACCTGATCGACCTCATGTCCGAGGCCACGGAACAGGTGGAGAGCCTCACGATGGGACGCCCCGCGTTCTACATGAACCGCAAGGTCCGTACTCTGCTCCGTAAGCAGATGCGCGACAAAACCAACGTCAACCTGACCTTCGACACCGCGATGGGTAAGGAAGTCATGTCGTTCGACGGCATCCCCGTCCGCCGCTGCGATCAGCTGCTCCTGACCGAAGCCCAGGTGACCTGATATTAGCGTACCGAAATTAAGCCGGGGGCTTTGAGGCCCCCGGCTCAACGACTCACAAAGAAGGAGAGATAGACCATGATTATGGACGCTGAAACTCGGTTCAGCAATGCTCAGGCGATCACCGCTGACGCTGCTTCGACCAACGTTATCGACACCGGCACCACGAAGGATGTCGGTCCCGGTGAGCCCCTCAACGTCTCGGCCATCGTGACCACCACCTTCACCGACCTCACGTCGATACACATCACCCTCCAGACCGATACCGTCGAGGCTTTTTCTTCGCCCACCGACCTGGTATCGACCGGGGAAATCCCCCTGGCCTCGCTCGTCGCCGGGTATGAGTTCCCCAAGCTCGTCGTGCCCAACACCGCGCAGCGATATCTGCGCCTGCACTATGACTGCACCGGCACCGATCCGACTGCTGGCGCCGTCACTGCCGGTATCGTCTTCGACCAGCAGCTACCGTAGGAGGGTGAACCATGCGCGTTCGAGCGAAAAAGAAGTTCTGGGATGGGGCCAACCTCCGCCATCCGGGTGAAGTATTTGATCTGGACATCTCTGCCGCCAAGGTCAAGCAGGCTTCGGCTCTGGAACCGGCGGAAGGGTCCGTCATCGACGAGCCCGAGAGGGCATTCAGCGACGAGCAGTTGGCTCGCGTGCTCGACGCGCTGGACCACGCCGATGAGTCACTCTGGACCGACCTCGGCCTCGTCCGCATGGGCGTGGTAGAGGAACGTCTGGGCACCAAGAAGGTCGGCCGTAAGGACATCGACAGGGTACGACCCAACCTGTCCCGCTCCTCGGCCAAGAACAACATTCTCAACTAACTAGGACCGGTGGGGGCCTCGCGCCCCCACCACCTCTTAGGGGACGGCCATGACGATAATCGACATCTGTAATGAGGCTCTCGTGACCCACATCGGGGCCAGGGCTATATCGTCGCTCACCGAGAGTAGTCAGGAGGCCCGGGTATGTAACGCGGCCTATGACTCCTGCCGGAGATCGGTACTCCGTGACCACCCCTGGAAGTTCGCAGAAGCCCGGGAAGTGCTCGCGTCGGTCACTTTGCCGGATCAGTACGCAGAGTGGGACTACGCATATGCCTACCCGAGCGACTGTCTCATCATTCGTAAGGTCACTGCCGATGGGGCTACGTCGGTCACCGACGAAGGCATCGACTACGACACGCAGCTTTACACCAACCCGACCACCTCGGTACAGTCCAAGATAATCCTGGCCGCTACCGACGAGGCGGTGCTCACCTACACTAAGGACGTAGAGAATAGTGAGTTCTACGACGCACAATTCTCCGAGCTCCTGGCCCTACGGCTCGCTTCCAAGATTGCGCTGCCCCTCACGAAAAGGGTACAATTGAGGGACGCACTGCTCCAGCAGTATCAGTTCTTCTTGAACCGCAGTAAAAGTGTGGACACCCTGGAGGCGACCGTGCGGAAGGATGACTCCGACGACGCCTGGATCGACGACCGCTTCGGGAGCTAAGTAATGGCTGACGTTCTAAAGGGCGCGTTCGTAGGTGGGGAGCTCGACCCGGCACTTGGCGGGCGGGTGGACGTGGCGAAGTATGGTATCGGGTGTAAGAAGCTCGAAAACTTCATCGCTCAACCCCACGGCGGCGTCTACCGGCGTCCCGGGCTCCACTACGTCGCCAAGCTGCTCGGCCCCGCTCGCCTCTTCGAGTTCGAGTTCAACGTCGAGCAGGCATACGTGCTGGTGTTCACTGACGAGCTCTTTCACGTCGCGTTGAGTGGCGGAGTGCTCGGTACCTCCGGCACCGTCTTCCAGGCCGTGGACCTCAACTCTCCGCCGGAAACTATGGTCACCGAGGTGACACCGTACCCCGATGACGAGCTCCGTGAGATCAAGTACACGCAGTCGGCCGATACGATGGTGTTGTGCCGCCAAGGTTTGACCCCCGGGGTACAGACCATCACCCGGTCGTCGCTCACCAACTGGACTATGGCGTCGATGACGTTCGGGACCTCGGTATCTGCGCCGTCGGCCGGGCTGGGGGCGGTGTTCACACCCTCCGCGTCCCGCACCACCGCCTACAACGCTTACAACTACCAATACGTCGTGACCGCCGTTGACTCAAACGGCGAAGAGAGCCTGGCGTCGGTCGAATTTCCAGTGGCCCTCGGTATGAACGGCCCGGCCCCGAATGAGTGGGTCGCCGGGGATGTCGCTACTGTTTCGTGGACCAACATCGCTAACGTAGACCAATATAACGTCTACAAGGCCGAACACGGCGGGACCGCCCCGGGAGACTCTCTATTCGGCTACATAGGGACTGTCACGAGCCCCGGGGGCACAGGTACGGTGAACTTCGTAGACAACAACTACTCCCCGGACCTTAACGACACCCCGTCTTTCTCAAATAACAGCCCCTATAACGACCTCCGGGACGGGCGCCCCTGGGTGCCCGCGTTCCACCAGCAGCGCCTCTGGTTTGGTGGGTCGCAGTATGCCCCGCAAACCGTAGTGGCAAGCCGCAGTGGGGCGATCACGAACTTCAACTACTCCTTCCCCCCGAGAGCCGATGACTCGCTCTCCTTCACGTTGTCGAGCCAGAAGGTCAACGCGATCCGGTGGCTGGAGAGTTTCAGCGGAGAGCTCCTGATCGGCACCTCTGGGGGTGAGTGGGGTATGTCGGGCAGTGATAGTGACGCGATTACGCCGTCGAGCGTGAAGGCGGAGCAGAAGTCCAATTGGGGTTCGGAGGAGTATCTACAGCCGATCCAGATCGGTAACAGTCTCGTCCATACGCAGTATAAGAGTAGTAAAATCAGGGACTTGTACTTTAGCTTCGAGCAGGAC